TTATTTATTCTGATTCTAATACTTTCATACCTAATGCTATAATTCCACCTGTACATCCTGTGGCTATCTCTGTATATCCAAAATATACCCCCACCGCACTCAAAAGTCCTAACACTATAATTGCTAGGAATATTTGTGGTCTTAGTTTTCCCATCATATAAGTATCCTCCTACTATTATTATACTAACTTTTAATCAAATCTAGCAGTTCTTAAAGCTACAACTCTAGATATTGTATTCCAACACTGGGTATATAATCTAAGTCTGCCTTCTTCATAAACTTTTGCAGCTTCCATTTCAGTCATTCTTTTAAATAATTCTGCTAAACTTTTGTTGGTGTTCATGATAATCCCACGTGCTTCATCTCTTGTAGGTTTTTTGCCAATAGCATTTCGCATTACATCAGCAAACGCTACATTATAACCCTCATCAAACTGTGCTTTCATAGCACCAAGTTTCATTTCATGAGTCGCAACTACTTGTTCTAGTATAGCCTTATTACCCCCGTAGATAGACATAAATACTGCTAGCTGTTTATTGTCAGCAGTAATTACATCTGCAAAATCTAAGTCCTCATCTGCGTTTTGACTTATCTTAACCCAAGGCACGGGGTGTTCTTTACGCTCTTGTTTTGCATAATCTATAGCATTTTGGTAAGACCATTTACTTGTCATTCTTTCCTCCTGTTTTTACACTTACAATACCACATACCTGTACATGTTTCAGGTTCCGTAGTCATTGTCATTATTTTTTCACATCGTTTTAATATATCATGCCACACCTTTTTATCTCTGTCAACTTTAAACGCTTTTAAGTTTTGGTCATTCTTGTTTTCATACATAACCACACCGTAATCTCTATCAGTTAAGTTAAGGTATATCTGTAGTTGTATCATATGTTCGTGTTTTGGAGCTTCTTTAAGATCATGAAAGTCTTCATTCTTTATTGTTTTCAGCTCTAACAAAGCATCTGTGTGTTTGTCATGCTTGATTATGAAGTCTATACGCCCTGATATAGGCGGGTTTTCATTTTTAACTGACACTTCATCATCAATATATAACTCTGCTTTTTCTAAGTATTTTTTCATGCGTCCCTCAAACGTGCCCCCGTGATCAAATATTCTTTGAATCCTAGCATCTATTGAGTCCCAGTCTAGCAAACCATTGTAAGCCATGTATAGATATTTATCGCAAGGGTTTCCAAATAAAGACGGGTAAAATTTACCTTTTGTTGGTGGGCTATTTTTTCTACTTAAAACATTATCAATTGATTTTAACAACCATCTATCTTGATTCTTAGTTCTTTTAACAGTGCTAGATTTACTTTTACTTAAATTGTTTATAGCTTCAATTCCTGACATATTTTTGCCTTTATATCTTTGTATGTTTTTTCTTTGATGTGGACTATTTCATATCCAGCTTTTTGCAGATACTCATCTCTTATAGCATCTCTTTTTGCAAAGTGTCCAAATGGACCGTCTGCTTCTATTATAACATTTATTTCTGTTACTATGAAATCAGGCACATATTTACCCACAGGCATTTGCCATGTGTATCTTAATCCTATCTCGTCAAGCACTCTCGCTATCAGAGTCTCCTGCAAGGTATGACTCTTTCGTGGCATTTACAAGCTCCTCATATTTGTCTGGGTTTTCTTTAAACCATGTCACTACTGCATTCATCCCTCTAAAACTCTTTCCGTCATAGTCATACATAGCACCTCGTTGCTCGATAGTGCCTTCCTCTAAACCTACTCTAATATAAGTTTCAATCATATCGATACCACCATCAAACTTGAAAGGTATTATTGCTTGTTCAAACTTCTCCCCGCCAAACTTATCTTTTAATAATCTAGCGTTTATCTCAAACCCCATCCTGTCTGCCATGTTCTTTGAACCACTTTTACCGGGTTTAGTTAACCAAGAGCCTCTAGCAAAGTGCATACAACAATGTGCAAAGTATTTTTGACCCTCTCCGCCGGGCATAGTATCCATCATTTGAACATTACCCATAGTTCCTCTTGTCTGATTTATAGCAACAAATGCTCCTCCATGTTTTAATTCAGGTATAATTCGCATTAACATTTGATTCCATGCTCTAGATTGCCATGCAATCGGGCTATAAGCTATTCCATCTTCATGTGTATAAATATCATTAGGCACTAGACCTGCTACACTATCCATGACCACTATATCTGCCCCAGCTTGTAAAGAATTTCTAACAGCTTTGAACGCTTCTTCCGAAGTATCAGGATTATACACAATCATTTCTTTAACATTTAAACCGCTTTTAGTCATCCAGTCACTATCCCATGATTTTTCTAAATCAATCCACACAGCTACTCCGCCATCTTCTTGCACGGTTTTGCATAGTTGTGATGCTACATAAGATTTACCAGATGAAAACCCACCAAATAAAAGCGTAAATCTTTTTCTAGGTATGCCGCCTTTTGTAATTTTATCTAGTTGTGGAATATTAAAAGGTATTTTACCATACTCAAAATCATTGTCATCGCCTGTAGTCGCTTTGACTTTTTTGTCATTTAGTAAACTATTAAATATTTCTTTTGCAGAATCTTTCATGTTAAATCATCCTCTTTTTCAATGTTCTTATTTATGTTTCTTTTCTGTATAGCTTCAGCCCATGCCATGCATACAGCCCCACATTGTATAAGTTCATCATATAAGTTTTTTGTATTGTTCTCGTAAACTTCTCTGGCTACTTCTCCAAACTCTTCAGCTAATATAACTGTCCAATACTCATCGGTATGTTGAAGTTGCTCGCCCCATTTACCTTCTTGGTTTTCTCTCTCAGCTAAAAACTGTTCTGTAACAATAGCTCTAACGTGCTCACTCTCCATCCTTCTTTTTACCCTTCTTTAGGATGTTCCTAATTTCACCATCTACTTTATCGTGTACTGCTTTGTACGCTTTATCTAAAGTTAATCCAGCTTCCTCTAATTGTTCTTCTATCGGTAGTTCAGTATCAATGTCATGAATCTCCATGTCCATTCTTGCATACTGATTTGTATCTAGTGGACCTACTCTAAATGTAAATCCTAATTTAAGTCCGACTTTCGCCATTTGTTAGCTCCTTTGCTATTAGCATATCTATATATTGCTTTGCTTTGTATAGGTCTTCGATACCATTATCTTTGTATCTCCACCTTGTTATATATTTTATCACATTTCCCTCTGCAAAACCCATCTGATTATCATGTATGTAATCAAAAGGTTCTATGTCAAAGTGATAGTGTACAGGGTCAGTGGTTTCTTTTACAGATTTATTATATGATTCTGTAAAACTATACTTTTTATTTTCTTCTTTAGGTTTATCAGGTGTTTTTTCTACTATCTCTTTTATACCCCATTTTGTCATTTGCATGTATTCTTCCCATGATAAATGAGCATAATTTGTATTGAAGTCATTCCACATTGCTTGTGTAAAATCATAAGGGGCTTTTGGGTTTTTCCATCCTGCTGACATTTAGTCCTCCTCTATAGGTTCTATTGGTGTTAGTAGTTCTCTCATCATCACAAATATAGGAGTTCTTTCTCCCATCCATGCTCCCTCAGTGTTGTATTCAAAATATTCTACTGCTTCCATGTACGCTTCATCCCCAACTACTTTCACCATTTCTAGTTTTTCTTCATTAGTCATTTTTTCTAGGTCATACTCTTTCTTTTTTTCTTTATAAAAGTCTCTAGCAATTATTTCTATTGCTTTTTCTCTATCGTATACAGCGTAAGGTCCTTTATATTGTTGGTAACCTAAACCTATGAATGCTTCTTTTAATCCATCATAGTATATAACCTCATCATCATTTTCTTCACAATGAAATACATCTTTACTAGACATCTTGCTCCCTACTCTTTCTAAGTTTATTTGCTTTTTGTTCTTGTCTTTTTACACTTTTAGGCACGAACTCTTGTTTTTGCCTGTAAGTATTTAATTTATCATCTTTTTGTAATTGTTTTTTAAAACGTCTTAATAGTTTTTCAAAAGTTTCGTTTTTCTTTAAGTTTACTTGCATTTAGCTCCAGTCTATATGTTCTTCTAGTTTAAAAATGTTTGTTTCTTTCTCATCTGCATCCTTTTTTATAGCCCACGATGGGTCACATATCTCCATGTCTACCTCTAAAGGGATGTTAAGTGTGTTATCTATCATCAACTCTTTCACTCTTGGGGCTACTTCATCAAATTCATCTTCATGTATTTCACAGATAATCTCATCGTGCACCTGTAATAGTAAGTTACTCTTTTTATTTTGTAGATATTTGTGAACTTCAACCATTCTTTCACTCATGATATCAGCACTAGTGCCCTGAATTAAATAGTTTACACCTCGATAAGCGTAGTCAGCTGGCACTTTATATATTCTATTATATCTACTACGCACTGTGCCTCTAGTTTTGATAGTTCTAACCACGGCATCAAAGAATCGTTTAGATCCCTTCATGTTATTAAGGTATGTTGTCTTATAGTTAGCCGCTTCAACAGG